TAACGTGGGTGGACTGGTATAACAATCGACGATTGCTGGAAAGGCTGGGCCATATTCCTCCGGCAGAAGCAGAAAAAGCTTATTATGCTTCCATCGGAAATAATGATCTGGCAGCCTGAGTTCACAGATAAAATACTCTCCAGGAAACCCGGGGCGGTTCAGTTCGCGGAATAATGCCTGTGAGCGATTGGCATAATCCCATAGCCATACAAGGCTGTTTGCTTCTTTTGCAGAAAGCTCGTTTGCTTTCTTCTCTTGTTTGCCGATAAACTCGCCTTCAAGCACTACCCTGTGGATGTACTCTACGGCCAGCGGGATTTGTTCAATTGAAAGTTCATCAATGCTGTCAATACCAAAACGCTGATGAACCATATTGTATCCATCATCATAGCGAAGTCCTTTCTTTCCTACCAGCATGTTTACTGCATCGCGTAGCGGTGTTCTTTCCTCCACAGTGGTTTTCTTTCCTTTTACATACTCGCCATGTTTGCGAATTGAAGGCAGAACTTCTGCTGTTACCCACTTGCGGAATTTGTGCGGGACTGAACCTTTATTGACTGCATCGCGGCAGCGCAGAACCAATGTATACATACCTGATTCGCTCACAATGCTTAGATTCTGCTCACCACCAAGGGTGTAACTTAAAGTTACTCCCTTTTCATCGTCATCAAGTGCAGTAAGCGCCTTGCGTGAGTTAGTCAAAGCTAAAGCATCACAAACATCTTTAGCTACAAACCACGGCTCGCCGCACTTGTTAATGACGCGAATTTCACTGTCGCCAAATTTGAAGATGGTGAAATCGTTTTGTGCCTTTGCTATACTTTTCATGTCAATATTTCCTAATCCGATTTGTTGATACCGAAGCCCTGACTGTTCCCGCAGTTGGGGCTTCAACTTTACGCGCCAATGCGCCCTTCCTTCTTAAAGCTTTCCATTACTCTCTGATAAATCTCAGAGTTAACAGACCGACCATTCTCTTCCGCCACCTTGCGGACCAAATCCAATACTTCTTTAGGCCACCGCAAATTGAACTGCGGCATTTTGCTCATTCCTTTCATATTCACCTCACAGCATAGGTCCACCGTGGACCTATTGAGAATATAGTAGGGTGCTTCTATCATGTCAATACACTAACTTGGAGTGATGGCATGGCTAGAGATGATCCGCACTTTAACTTCCGTATGCCTATGGAAGTAAGGGAGAAATTAAAATTCAGGGCGGAGGCGAATGGGAGATCAATGAACTCCGAGTTGTTACAAATCGTCCAAGATGCTCTATCAAAACCATCGCCTGTGACTGGCTATCGCGACGAAGCTGAACGCTTGGCTGATCAGCAGGCAGAGCAGTTCAAGACTGTTGTGTTTGAGACACTTAAAAAGATTTATGGCAAGGATGATAAATAATGCTGCACACAATTCATTTCTTATGCCCCGTTAACACCGCCACTGTTGGGCAACTTCAGAACCACTGTCTCACCGCATTATCTCAAGGCGCAACTGAATTAAATATCCATATATCAAGTCAGGGAGGGGAAACTCCGCTGGTTTTACTGCGTATAACTTTCTTAAGTCACTCCCTGTTACCGTTAGAACTCACAACATAAGCAATGTTGAATCCATAGCTAATATCGTTTTCCTGGCTGGCTCAGAACGTTTCGCAAACCCATTATCAAGATTCCTGTTACATCCTCTATTATGGGGCTTTGCCACCCCAGCCGCCGACCATGCCAGATTGAGAGAGTACGGGAAATGCCTCGATAACGATCTTGATCGCTTCGTTGAGACGTTCAATATCGACATCGGAACCCATATTAGGTGGGCATCCCTGATAGCAGACTCGACCATTTTGGATGCTAACAAGGCTCTTGAGCATGGCATAATTAATTCCATAAAAACTGCAAGGCTGGTATCCAATCAGGCAAACTGGTGGGTTGTTTGATGGGTAAATCATGATTACTCCTTATAAAAAACCCACCTGACGGTGGGTTTCATTTCTTAATCTTGCTTCGTGGAAGGTATAAGAGATGCATTTGCCTCTTTTGGCTTCAGTGTATACATCCCACCATTAAATGGATCAACAGCAAGCCAACCAATTAACCCACCAAACACAAGGTTTCCACCAATATACCAACCATTGGCATTGGCTTTGATTGGCAGGGTAACTGGTTCGTACCCATCCTTTTCCATAGTGATCTGGTAGCTCTTTTTGCCAAAATAACTACCATCTGACTTGGCAAGAGTTACTCCTTGTGGAGTCTTGCCTTGCGCAACAATCACGCCTGATTCATCTTTTACCTTAAAGCTCGCACCGGAAGGGTTGCTGTTCACTTGCACAAGTTGCGTTTCATCACCAACAATAGTTGCGCACCCAGATAACATCATAGCGCCAGCAACGACGCCAATAATCCTCTTCATATCAATTTCCATATTTAAAAAACCGGAAACATCCTAATGACAAACCATTCAAATGTGAAGTAGGCAAAAGATGTTTACTTTTTTCATGGTATCCTGCTCAAAACTAAGGAGGTTGGTGTGAAGCAATTTCTTGCTGCTATGTTCTTATTCATATCTTTTGGGGCTACAGCAGAGTGCTGGGTCGTTGGAGATATGCGCGGAATAAGCTATTCAGAACGAAATAATTTCCATCCGGAAGAAGATGGTTTTAGTGGAACATTCATCATTAAGACAAGCGGTGAAGATGCCAGCATCACATATTCTGGGACAGATGCGGGCGGCATGGCTTACAAAGCATTGTCTAAAAACTCCATCATAGGAATCGGCGCGAATGGCGAAACTCAACGCGTTATCGACTCATGGGTAATACATCCTACTGGAACAGTTTTAATGTCAAAAACCATTTCCGGTTATGGAAATATGGATTCAACCAAAGCTTTTGTTGGAAAAGTAAAAAGAAAATGTTAGAGATTGAATCCAATTTCCCATACGTTACTGCTGTGTTGCCTCAGTAGCAAACAGCGGCCTGACGGCATTTGCAGCGTTACTTAACGCTCTTTCATAGGCTGGTGTTCCAGATTTAGTGTTTGCCAGACGTAAGAGGGCATTCCTTGCTGCTTTGGACTCGTACAAGCGCATGATTGCACCGAAACCTGCTTCAAGTCCCAGTGATACACCAAGGGTTGCAGTTGCGCCAATCGTCCTTATCCTGTTGGCTTGCGATTGCCCCGTCTGAGTTACTACATTTGCGGTGTCTGACCTTGCTGTTTGCTGTAGAACTTCATGAAGAGCATCAAGCTCTTTCATGTGCTTTCCAGAAAAAATAGTGTTGTAAATTTCACCGCCTGACTGAGATTTAAGCTTATTAACTTCAGTGATGAACTTGGCTGGAGAGTCACCGGCCTTTTCCGCTATTTTGCTGACGTAAGCTGCGCGCATAGCATCTTTCCCTTTATCATCCAATGCGCTCCAGATTCGTTTCACGTCAGATGGTTTTCTGCTTAATACAACGGTATTTATAAGCTCAGGACTGGCTTCACTGCTTGCCTTGTTGAGCTTGTTAGCAATGTTTTTATTAAGCACCTTATTATAAACGTTTGCATAATCGGAATTTGCTTTAAGGTATTTTGCTGCGTCTGATGCACCGAGTTTTTTTGCAACTGCGTTACGAAGGTCTTTTGACATTGCATTCTCTACCATATTGGTTTCTGCTTTTGCCTGGTTGGGGAAGACCATAGCATCTCCCTGAACATTAGATCTAAATGCTGTTCTGTGCTGACGCAATAGATCAAACGTAACATCCAAATCAGTTGCAGGGTTTGCTAATTCTTCACGTAGGTTACGCAAGGATGTAAGCAGGCTTTGATTGGCAGACGTCCCAAGCCGTTCCTGTCTTGCGATCGCTGTATTCAGAGCATTCATAGTGTTTGTGGTATCAACTGCGGCATTACCCATTTTATTGGTGACGTCATTGATAACAGCGCCAGCGTCATCCTTCCGTCCCCTTAACGTGGTGGTCAGAGATTTCACAACATCATCAGGGTTGTACTCACCAAAACGGTCAAAATAATTACTTACCAGCTTACTACGCGTTGCATATTGCTCCGCTCGCTTTGAGCCTGTCCCGAGCAAAGCCCCCTCGGCATCCTGAGTAAGGCCGCGAGTGAAAGCATTTTTCGGCGGGATAACATCAGATGTCATTGGTGTCACGCCCATCGATTCTGATGTGGCAATTTTCTTCGCCACTTCTGGCGCAATATCACCTTTAAAGGCAGTTATTCCACGCTCAAGCCCTTTTGCAACAGTATTAACAGCACCACCTGTTAGCATGCCAACACCTATATCTGTTGCCAGTTTTCCCGCATCATTTTTCTCACTGTTTGCGGCGAGCGATCCGACTGCGTTTTCTGCCAGAAGACGGGCTGCACCTTGAGTAATTCGACCAGCAAGTGTTGGCGCCTGAGTTGAAGCGCCGCCAACGCCAACAGTAGCCAGGTAAGGCAATGCCTCCGCAAACACCCTACCTTCTGTCGTTTGTGGAGTCAGAGCACCTTGCTGAAGTCCAAACGCCTGCTCTAATCCCTGAGTTGTTACTCGTGGCGCTGGTTGATATGTTCCATCGCCAATACCGAGTTTACCGCCAGCCCATGCCGCCGCGCTTGTTACAGCATCGGCAACTGATGCTGGTATATTTGCCACATTTACACCAGCCTGCACCAGTCCGCGACCAGTTTCTTTTACTGCTTCGCCGAGGTCAGACATAAATCCATCTTGCTGTTCTACAGGCTGCTTTTGGTTTTGAGTTGGTTGATTACTGGAGGACAGAATCTGAGCGATGCGACGTGCTCCCTCAGTATCACCAGCAGCATCCGCATTCCTTAACGCCGTCATCAATTGTTCACGACTATAAGCCATTACTGCCCTCCGAGATATTTGCTAATTAATTCGTCATCGGACAATTGCTGTTGAGGTTGGCTATCGCCATAACTTGAGGAAAGAAAACGTTTTGCCGCAGAGTTCAATGATTCACCCTTCTTAACATCCATCCCCATGATGTTTCGGTTGCGATCAGATTGTCCTGGGCTGCCGTTTGCACTCATCCACTCTGACCTAAACTCGTTGAACTTCGCGTTATTACTTTCCATTTTTGCCATACCCCTTAACCATCGAGCCATGACCATTGGATTATCCGTTTCGCTTGGAATGCCTTTCCTTGCAAACTCAATATCCTTATCTGATGCAGGGCCGGGAGGGAGAAGCTTGGTTGCCTGCGCATTGGCTAGTTGGTTGAATCTAATCCGCATATCTCGGAGGTAGTTATCTTGCCCCGTAAGCTTAGAGAACATATTTTCAGCGTTACCGAACAAACCAGGAGTTGGCTTCTCCTTCTCCAGCGTGTCAGCGAGCGTTGTCATTGAATCGGCAGCATTACGACTAGCTGCCGCATCACCTGCTGATTTTTCTATAGCCTTTTCCATGTTCACTGATAATTTTGGCGCAGCATTAATAAGTTCCTCGGCCTTCTTTTGTGCCTGTTGTACTTCAAAACCGAATTTCTGCTTATCAAGTGCCAGTCTTTCTGCTGCAAGTCCGTGTCCAGTCATTGCTGACTGATAGGAAAGGTTTTGCCCTCTCGCCTGAAGTGCTTCGCTGGCCTGATTGCTGCGGATTGTCTCTGCCAGCCTACCTCGGTCAATCTCACGACCAGCCATCTTGTCCTGAACATTGAAGTAGTCAATCGGACCAAGTGCAGCCATCCCAAGGTGATCAACAAACTCACCAAATCCTGAAGGATTCTGCTGATACATCTGAGCAACGTTATTAGGGTCAACACCGACGCGAGTCAGTTCCTTGGCGTTGTTTTGCAGCCATGATTGCATTGCTTCTGGAGACGAGGCCGCAAGGCGTGCGCCAGCCGCTAAGATGCCGATAGAATTGCGCTGGTCTTCATCAATGAATCCCATGCCTTTACGAACGGATTCAATCTGGTCTGGATATTGAGTAGCCAACTGACGCAAAGCACCGCGATCACCAGACGCATAAGCATTAGCATACGCCTGCTGAAATTCTTTCTGCCGCTGAGCCTGCTTTTCCTGCTGAAACACCCCTGCAATACCTGAAAGGCCTTGCAAAGCAGTCAGCCCAACATTGTTAGCGCCTGAACGCTCAATATCATTGTTCTGCCTGATAAGCTGAAGCGTATTGCCGATGTCATTTACGCTCGGAGCGTTTGAGTTGACACCACCGATACCAGCCAACAATCCGCCGTTTGTTCCTTGCCAAGTAGCCATGATTACCCCTTAAAACAACGAGCCAAGCAATCCGATACCAGCACCAATGCCAGCGCCCCAAGGTGTTGATGTTCCCAAAAGGCTGGCAAGACCTGCACCGGCAATCGCACCAGACGTTCCGTTACTAATTGCAGTCTGAAGACTTGATGGTTTATTGGCATTAGCAGCGGCAAGAGCTGCGCTTTGCTGTGCAATGCTGCTCATGTTGTTGGCGTACGTCTGCCCGGCGTTTGCCTGACCTTGCAGCGCACCAAGCCCAACGTTTGCCAGATTGTTGTAATTGCTCATCTGGTTTGATAACCAAGACTGACCGAGAGTCGGCGCGATCGTAGCCAGTTGATTGCTTGTGGCTGTCGAACCAAGTCCACCCGTTGCCTCCGCAGCAGCAAGACTCTGGTAACGCGCCTGACCTGCAAGGTCTTTATACTGCTGAGAGTTGTAATACTGATTAAGTGCCTGCCCCTGTCCTTCTAAACTGGAAAGATTCTGAAGCTGGTTAACATACTGCTCCGCAAGCGGCGTGAACGGAGCAAGGTTTTTCATGATCGTCTGCCACTGCTGATTTTGCAGGTCTGCGGCATACTTCTGAGCTTCTGCTGCATACTTTGCGCTTTTATCGGACCCACCTTTCCCGCCTTTTTCAGGGCAATAAGGTTCCTCGCCGCGCAGTTTTCTGCCCAGCTTAAATGCATATAACATGGCTATCTCCCGTGATTCAGGAAGTCGATTAGTTCTTCGCGTGTAGCACTGTAAAATGTCACGTCATCCACGCCTTTGAAGTATTTCTTGATGGTTCCGACACGCTTAAGGCCAATCATTGCGCAGTACATCTGCCCGTGGCGGAATTTGCGCGCAGCGAACGATGTGACGCACTGAACGGTGGTGTTAGTCAGAATGTATCGCCAGAACGCCAGCCCAATTTCCTTGCTGAAGCCGCGAATCTCTGGCAGGTACATGGCGTGGCAATCGAATGTCAGCGGCTGAATCTCCTGATAGTAAACAATGCCGCCGAACTGACCGTGCACGTTCACCTCAAAGTAACGGCATTCAGGCTTGTAATCGTATCCATCACCGTTGTTGCTCCCGGCAATAATGTCAGGGTGATTTCCGACTGCTTCGATCAGGTCGATGTTTCGCGTTGGTTTGAATGTAATCATCAGTCAATCAGCCCATGTAATCTAAGTGCCGTTTCAAGCGCCAGAATACGCTGCCGCGCCTGCTGCAAACCTGTAGCGAGAGCTGCGACTTCGGATTGCGTGTACGTAGTGCCGACAGTGTATGACTGGTTTGCGTTGAATGAGCCAAGAAGTGGCGTACCTGTGGCTGCAGTCCATCCGGTATTTCTTGCTCCAACAACCTGAATTCCATCAACTGAATATGATGTTTTTACATCCAGCGGTGATTCAAGAGACTGCAATTCGGTTACGGTTTTCGATACGTAATCACTCTTAATGCCAGAGACATTGTTTTCTACGTCATCCAGTCTTTGGTCAACAGTGACCAGATGCGCCTGAATATCGATAACCTCATCCAGCAAGTAATCAACATCGCTACGCAGTACGACTATCTTCCCTTCGGCAGTTGTTAACCTGACCTCAAGTAGATTTATCGCTTTTGTGTTTGCGGTGATTCTTGCGTCGTGATCAGCCAGTTCGACATCCTGCTCATCGTTTTTCACCTGAGCATCGTAAGCGCCCTGACCAGCCTGATTTGCCTTCCCGGCAATTGCGCCGACATCAGCCCCCTGATTAATGACATACAGCAGGTAAGACTGACTGAATATATTGCGTGGAAGGATTGATGTATCGAGCCGCGTAGCCTGGATGATTACCGGCACATTGAGATTCGAATCAGCCATTAACATGCCTCCACGATTTACCAGACTGGATATTGTGAATCACCGTCTGACTGACACAGTATTTTTTAGCAAGCTCTCTTTGATTAACTCCCTTTGATTTCTTTATTTCTATTACTTGCTCATATGATAGCTTTGAAATTGGATTATTTTCTCCTTTTAAAGCCGGAAACTTCACCCTACCTTGAGATGAGCAATGCTTCATATTCTCCTTTTGAGTACACCACTCTAAATTAGAAGCATTATTATTTTTTCGGTTGTTATCTATGTGATTTATGAACGGCTTGCCTTCTGGATTGGGGACGAAAGCAAGAGCGACAAGCCTATGCACAAGCCATTTTACTTTAACTCCATCAACACTAAGTGGCAAATATAGATAACCTTTATTATTCTCGTGTTGTTTTAGCCACCGCCCCTTTCTGAGTTGCGTGCTGCCATGCGCAGCTTTAACAACACGTGAGTGAGAATATACTCGCCCATCCTCTGTTACGGCATATAAACCTTCATACCCAGGAATATCTTTTGCGTTTTCACTCAACATATCTACTCCTTTAGTTTCGATTTATGTTACACGAATAGAAAGGCCTGATAATGTAACAGGACCTTTTGCAATAACTCTGAATTTAAATCCAATGAGGCGTCTAACTCGACCAACTTTTCGCCATAAAACGCGATTGTCATATACAAATGGTTTTTGTAATACGACCATTTGCTCACGACCGTAACTAATTCCATCTGTAGTGGCTGATATAAATATTTTATCTATTCTATCACACACGCCGCCCGATGTTTCTAATTCAAGGTCATTTATTAAAGCGTTATCTGCCTTTATTAAAGGAGAATATAAAATATGTTCCTGCTGCTTGTCGTACTGACTGCTGATGTCGAATTGCAATTTCCCGGTAACAGATTCCAGCTTATCGCCGCACGTTATCTGATTGCCTTCGTAAATGAAGTCTATAGCGCGGTACACATCGTCATACAGGCCTGTTTTCAGCACACACCATTGCGGACCATTGTCGCTTGAAGATGCGTCGTACACGAGGACGTGGCGCGGAAGGTGGATAATCAGCAACTCATGAGCATCAAATCGCAGAGACTCCATCACGCCATCAGCCAGTTCATCAGCAGTGTAGGAGCGGAGGATTTTCTCAATGCTCGCGCTGGCGATTGGTGACACCTGACCGGAGCCAATGATGTATACAGACGGCGCACCTGTTGCCGGATTGCTGATGAACGCATACGAATCAGCAAACGGCGTTTTGCAGTAGGTTCCGGCAATCCCTTTCTGCACCATCAGTGATGGCTGTGCGACATACAAAGCGGCACCAACGGTGGTTGCACCAGTCAGGGAGAAATATTCAATCGTCGATGAACCAAAGCAGACGATGAAGTCTCGCCATGTTCCGATACCGATGATGCCGTCCGGCTGAGACTCGGCACGATATTGTGCGCTGTAACGGTCAGGATGCGATTCGTCTTCAAGGTCAGTGATAAACCATGAATCAGTGCCGTCTTTTGACCACGCATAACGCCCACGTAAACGCGTAATGTCACGAACCGAACCTAACTCATACTGCGTGAATCCGCTGTCTGTAGGCCAGTTTGATACTGTTTTAAGCGTGCCATCATAGCGATACTCGACCAGTTGACCATTAACGCCTACCGCCTGTGATGTCCGACCATGCGCCATTGATACGCGACCACTTCCGGCAACATCACCGACTTCACTTTCGCCTTTGTAAAGCTTCCCACCACACACGCGATAAACAGCATTCTGCGCCATGTTGTACTCGACGCCGCGAGATACACCGTTCACGTCAGAACGTTTGGCAATGCCCGGGAATGAGCGAAGATATCCGCTGCTGTTCAGGATTTCTTTGGGTGTAGCCAACATATTCACTGGCAGATAGTCGATATAGTCGGCGTTTCGGAAGTCTTTGCCGACACCTTTCATAAGCGGAAGTTGCTGAATCGTCATTTATTCACCTCACGTACTCGGATCATCTTTCTCGATGTAAAACCGATTCCACGTAAACGCGCTTTTGTTACCACTACCGCGAGGCATGTCATTTCGCCGCTCAAGTGGTGGTATTTTGGTTAAAGCGATACAGATTGTCTGATATGCACTGTCAGCAGCGGTAAGGAGAGCGTCTGACGGCTGAATGACGTTATCCATGCACACTTGCACAGCGAGTTTCAAAGCGACGCCATCATTTGCCCATGCAGGGATACCTGAATCATCGTCCGGTAACGGCATCATGCCGTTTTCTGTATCAGCAAACTGATACCCAAGCTCGATACCTTTAGCCTGCCATGCTGCCATCATGTCTTCGAGGTCATTAATGGCATCTTCAATTTCCTGAGGGTCGGCATCTGTCAACGTGGCATTGGAATACAGCCCGGCTTTTCGCAAAGCCTTAAGAACGAGATCACCCTTCGTTTTCGCCATCTTCTTCCGCCTTAGCCACTTTTTGCTTCGTTGCGGTTTCTTCAGGAGTTTTTACCCAGCCTTTTTTCAGGTGAGATTTAACTTCTTCGTCATCAACAATGATGTAATCGACAGCAAACTGACCACAGGTGATCATGTTGCCAGGCTTATAGAGCATTGTTCGTGCCATTGTCTTCTCCCAATAAAAATGGGGCCGAAGCCCCACCAAAATTACTGCCCGGCAATAACGATGCCCGTATATTCAGGAACAAGTACAGAGCAACCGTACAGGGTGGTGAAACGCGCAGTGGTTACACCTTTGATGTGGTCGAAGGCGTAAGACATGATCAGCGTAGCGCCCTGCTCGGTGGTTGCTGTCATTACCTGTGGACCCTGACCAGTCGGGAACGCCAGTTTGCCGTACATCAGCTCAACAGAACCATCAGCCCAGAACAGGTTAGCAGGAGCTGCGTTCTTGTTGAGAATGGTGATTGCTGCTGATGCTGCCGGTTTGGCATCGACGTTTGCATATGGGCGACTCGCAACATCGGCATTTTCAACAGGGAGAATCTTTGGAGAGATTGTTACGGTAGTTCCGCTAACAGCCAGAACACGGAATACCTGCGGTTGCCCGGTGGTATCTTTTGTGTTCTGGTGTACGGAATTCACACCGGCAATGGTGAACGCATCACCAACCTGCAAGCCAGATGCAGATACCGTAATAGTCCCCTGTCGGTTATCAACTGGCATACCATTTGAATCTTTCGCTTCAACCTTGTGTTCAGGTTGGCCTGATACTGTCAAGGATTCAGCGCTTCCTTTCGGTAATCGACCAGAAATATCGGTCTTGTAGCTATCAAAGGAAGCAACCGGAGGGATCTGCGCTTTTTCGTATGCTGTCAGGGTTGCGCCCTGAGCGTAGGCACGGTGACCAAGCTCGCCAGCAAGGTCTTTGTAGTTGAAGGGGTTCCAGAAAGAGCGACGGTTGATACCCTGCGGTACACCAATCGCCGTCATGGTGGCATCAATATCTGCCGCACCATTCCACAAGGCAAGGCCCTGTGAGCCATTTTCTGAGGCAGGAATTGCGACCACGTTAGTAGCACGCTGCGTGACCATGGAAATCAGGTCAGAGTCAATCTGTGCAGCAAGGCGCATACCTGCGGCGCGACCAGCTTCAGTTTTATGTTCCGGGTCACGCATTTCACGCGCATCCAGAGTGTACAGAATGTTTTTCGGCTCCTTGAACACAGAAGGAACAAGGCGCTGAACCAGTGCTGTTGGCGTTTTGCCGCTGAGATCTAGGCCTTCCTCAATGTTCATGTGGTAATGCTGCGGACGATACAGAACATCACCTGCTCGCTGCATTGCTGTATCACCGGGACGGAATTTTTTAGCGTTACGGGAAACTACGCAGGCGGCCTCAAAGCCCTCAACGTAGTTTTCGAACATGATTTCAAGGTCTTTTGCTAATTGGTTAGCCATGCTTAATGCTCCGATAGGTTATTTTTTTGCCTTTTTAGCGGCGAAATACGGCGTCCAGTCACCAGTTTCCAGCGCCTTGGCTTTCAGTTTGTCGAGGTTATTGATTACTGCGCCGTTGCTCCCCTTAACTGTCGGGGTTGTGGCTGCCGTGGTTTTTGCTTTTGGCATGATTCTGGCCTTCGATTCGATACGTTCCAGCAGACGACCAATTGCTACGGGGTTGGTAGCTTCTGCCAGTTGCTTGCGCAGTTCAGCGTTGCGACCGAGCGCCAGAACAACGATTTCCGGCTTCTCTGACTCAAACAGGATCGCGTTTTGTGTCTCGATGGGAATTTCCTCGAGTACGGCCTGCTCAGCTTCCTGATAGCCAGGAACTTTGAGAGCCTTAACACGTTGCTGATATTTGGATAATCGCTCTTGATAGGCAGCCTGAAGCTCCTGCTCCTTCTGCTTGCGAGCCATCTCCTGTTGCTGGTACTTTCCGTTATCCTCTGCCCACTTAGCCATGCGTTGCTGATAGATTTCTTCATCGAAACCGATGTCCTCATCATCAAGTTTTGGCATTCGCGGTGGTTGAGTGATTACCGGCTGCTGCTCGACGGATTTCTGAGACTGACGCATCAGCTCTTTCAGCTCGCGGTCTTTCTCTTTAATCGTCTTGCGCAAGTGTTTTACCAGTCCATGCTCTGCGCCATCTTCGCTGGTTGGCGAATCCAGCTTTTCGTCACCAAAGTAGAATTCCTGTTCTGATTCGTCGGCATCAGTTTCAGTATCTTCCTCTACATCATTGCCGGAGGACTCACTGCCATCTTCTGTTTCGACTTCTTCAGCCAGTTCGACATCATCAGGAATCTGCTCTGACGCGTCGGTTTCGATTTCAACTTCTGGTGTGTTTTCTGCCATCTGGTCCATTTGTTACCCCTGTTTACTCGATGTTCAGCCCATCGGAAGGCAATAGGGTGCCTGGCCTCATAAAGACAGCCATTGCACGTTATGGGTTAATTACTGCTGTGGTTGTTGCTGAGTTGATTTTTGCAGGATGCTGCTGATGTCCATGCGCTGCGCATGGCCCTGTGCCTGACTTTTCAGGACAAGCTCTGCATCAGCACGGGCATTGTCTCCTTGCTGTTGCTGGAACTGTCCGAGCAGTTTCAGAGCCTCGCGGATATCAGATTTCTGCTGACTATCGGCAGATGCGAGTATTTTCACAACATTTGCCGCTGCAACCTGAGCATCAGTCTGTGCCTGGAATGCTTTAACCTGAATGGCTGCCTGTTCGTTCTGCGCTTTCTGCAATTCAGCCTGACCAGCAAGAAGCTGACCTTGCGCTGCAACCATAGCCGGATCTGGCTGACTGGCCTGTTGTTGTTTCGCCTGTTCAACCATCTGCTGTTCTTCAGGCGTTCTCGGCTTGATAACGCCAGACAGAAGCAACTGATTGCGGTTGTATTCTTTCAGGTCGTCCATCCCTTCGCCGTCCATATTGTCGAGAATCATCGACGATACAAGTTCATGCTTCGGCGTTCCTGGCGGGATAAGTGCCAGCATGGAAAGTAACGACTTAACCGTTGCATCACGGCGAGTAGCGAACGACTGACCGACATCGACAGTCACTTCGTAGTTACCCTGCGAAAGGTCGTTAAGCGCGATAACCTGCCCTGTCTGACGGTCAACCACTTCACCAGTCATCAGCGCCACGTCATCGCTGCCATCCTCATTAACGATGCGCATTGGCGTATCGCTGCCATAGACTTCACGAGCCATAGAAAGCCACACTACGCCAGCACGGCGCATGGATTTAGCCATGTTGTCCATGTAGATATAGGACTGCGTGTCCATCCGGTTAAAGATGCTATCAACGGTATCGGTGGCGACGTTGCTCGGCATGTTCTCAAGCTGCGACGCACCTGTAATTTGCTGAATAGCCGTTCCGGTGTACTGCAATAGCCCGGCAAGAGCAGGAGGCATTTGTGTCGGAGGTGTATAACTGCTGACCTGAGCCTGCGCAGTAATATCTCCGTTTTTGTTTTTCAGACTGACCATCGGCAGGAACGCCGGGCGCTTTTTGTTGCGCTCCGCCCAATGAGTGGCGAGAGGACCAGGAATCATGTCAACATCAACTACAGGAATGCCATCACCGCCAGCCTGAGTAGCGTTATCTGCAATCATGGAAACCATCAGGTTCTCAAGACGCTGTGCATCCATCGCTTTTGCTGCGTGGCCTTCGATTCGCTCCTGATTATCAACAAATGATCGACGCCCATATACCGGGATGAGAGGAATATGTTCGCCCGGAATACGCTTCGGTTCTTCCAGCCATTCAGCGCCAGACAGAAGACCGCAATAAACGCGGCGCTTCCTCACCGTTCGCTCGCCAATCAGTTCGAATGCACCATCGGTCAGTTCGTCGACAATATCTTTGATTTGCTCTTCATCATAGATTGCCGTTTCTCCGCTAACAGGGTTGCGCCACGCCGTGAGCTTCACCTTCTCTATGCGAACTTCGTAGTAGCGTCCAACATAGATGGCATCGGGCGTTGACCAGTCATATTGAGTGCCAGTGTCATCACGAGAAAGGCTTGCCGCGGTGGAATCAGGGTATTCAGCCTCGAACGCTTTAGGCGTCATGGAGAACATTTCCATAGCCCACATAGCATCAGAGCGGTCATATTGCTTGCTGTCCTGATCGAAGAAGACGCATGTCGCCGGGTCGTAAACAGGAAGAAGACTGATGCGTCGCTGCTCGTTACTCGGATCCATTTCATCTTCGTAATCGGCACACATGCGGAAACAACCGAATCCGCCAGTTACAGCATCATCAAATGCGTTATCACACGCTTCGCCACCGGATGTTTCCTGATAGTCAGCGCGGAATTTGCCGTTCATCTTTTCGGCTAACGCTTCCGATGCCTTATCGTCCTTCGGCCTGAATTTAACGCTGATGCGATTCTGTCGATACTCGCCAATGATGCGATCACATTCACGGGCAATCTTATTCAGCTCAAAGCGCGGGTAATGCTCAAACCTGCCTTCATCAAATGAGTAACCAGCGTTTGTGCTGCCTTCCCACTGTGCGCCGGACACCCGGACGAAACGTTGAGCTTCTATAATCTGCTCACGCATATCCTGTGTTGCTGACCAGGCATTATCAAAGTTGCACAGCACCTTGCGATGCCAGTCAGTCATCTTTTTTTCTGCCATATCAACCTACACCACAAGGAATTGAGTAACTGGAATAGTCGGGTTGCGCAGCCGACTCCGGGCAATGCATACACATCATCAGCGCATCAGCCAGGTTAGGAGATGGAATACCGAGCTTCTGCTTCATTTCGACCTTAGTCATTAGCTCCAACTTCCCGTTGTTATTGAATTTGCGCTGAATCTGCGTCAGTTCTGCAAACAGCTTCTCCAGCATCTTCTCGCCTATCGCTTCTTTGTCGAAACTCAGCATGTCGTCGGGGTCTGCATACTCACAGTGGACAACCGCCCGATATGTCAGATACAGCCTGTCAGCCAGCGCGTAATAGAATTGCGCTCGCTTATTGCGGAACACATCGCCAATAGTGCGAACGTTGTCGCCCTGTACGACTTCATCAGCCCATGCTCCGGCCTGATACGGTGCATCTTCATCGAATGGCGATTCGCTGCCCTTGAACATCGTGGCGGTGATTTTCTTGCCGGAGAACGCTTCCGTTGTCTGTCTGCGTAGCCCCGCACCGACGCCATCACCATCCCACAGGTAATGGTCAGCGCCGTCTTCAATCGCCAGCGAAGTTGCCCAGTCAGCACCTTCATTGATGTCCATCAGCAAGCCTTCGGCAATGCGCTTAACTACCGAACCGTGGCGCGATGCATAACCTTTAGCATCCGGTCCTGTATCTGACGGGTCATGCGCAGAGACAACAGCGCCTTTCGCTTTCCATCCGAGTTTCTTGTGCGCATCGGTTGCGGCTTCAAGCCATTCACGTTTGATGATTGCCATATCACTTGCGCTTACCGGCTCACCAAGCCAGATGTGACGATACAGTGTCGGGTTTCTGCGTTTACACTCTTCCATCTCCAGACGGAGAACTTCAGGAAAGTGCGGATTGTCGGTGTAGTTCACCGTCAGCAGACAAATATCATCAGGAGGGTTTACGACGAATCGCTGATAGGTATCGTCGAGGATGTTTTTCGGGTTAAAGCTCACCCATATTTCAGAGAACGGCTTACGGATGGTTGGTATCAGGATATCCCATGATTCCTTCGTTACCGCTTCCGCTTCTTCCACCCAGCAGATATCAATACCTTCGAGCGATTTAATCTTCGTCGGGTTGTTTTTGATGCCGTAGAACATGAATTCAGCATTCGTTCCGAGATGACGAATCATTGAACGCTGAATTTCAAACTCAGCCGAATACCCTTCACGCTCGATGGTATCTTCAAGCAACCGGATTACCGAATCGCTGATACTGTTTTGCAGTTCACGAGCGCAGAGAATACGCACTGGCTGCCGACGCGCCGCTTCAACAAGCAGTCTCGCAATTGCCCATGACTTACCGCTACCTCGACCGCCTTTGGCGACTTTGTAGCGATGCGCCTCAATGAACGGTTCAAAGATAGGATTAATCGAGGTCATTTTCCGAATAGAGTGCTCATAGGTGATGTTTCAATCTGGATTGCGCCGCCGTCTTTGCCGACAAGCTCATTAGTTACCTTGTCGCCATACTTACGGGGATTCATTCTGGCCAGCGCCCATTTGCGGGTATCAACGCGAAGTCTTGCCTTTGCCACCTCGGCGGCATCAGGGATTACGTCGTCAGCAATTTCGAATATCTCTTCGAAAATAGAGTCGGCCCGAGTCTCTGTTGCCTTCGCGTACTGGTCACGAAACTCCTGATGTTCAGCCAGCCAGCGAAAAACTGATGTTTTGCTCGGCATTCCTGGGCGTTCGCAAACTTTGCGCAGACTCTCACCGGAGGAAAGCAATGCGCAAATGTCATTAGCCACCTCCGGCATATAATCAGAGGGGCGACCACCTTTCTTTTTCTCAGTCGCCATATTGATTATTTCCCTTCTGCTTGCTTATCCCATTCATCGCGGAATTTGGATGGGTTGTCGAAACCTTGAGTTGCCATGTTTATGCTCCGGTAGTGAACAGGTCTAACGCTTCCTTCGATTTACGCACCGCTTCGATAGTGCGAGATGTGAAGTCTGGATTTGCACCGCCATCGTTGTAGTGCAACTTGAACAATTCCAGTTTCAACTGGTCAGCACCAATGAATGCAAAAGCCTCCTCTGCCGCTGAATTGTTCTTAGATAGCAGTCGGTAAATTTCTAACTTGAATTTCTGTTCTTCAGTCATGGGAATAATCTCTGCCATTGTTGGCTCCGTTTATCCGTTAAAAGGGATATCAGTTAAGTTATCCCGTGTAGGGTATAAGCCATTATCAAAGCCACTCTGTAGGGAATGGCTTTTGTGATGGCAATAAAAAAGGCCGACTTAGCGACCAATTTAATAATTAATTATCAATAATGTGGGAATTGGCTACTATTTTGCAAGATAACCCAAGATGGGCGAAACAAGTCAAAAACATTGATGCTTAACAGGGCTTCATTTATTGATTTTTTTCATCCGTAGAAAAACTCCGCGTCCTGCATTTGACATTACAAGCTGACCATTAACTATTTCACTACATTGTTTTACATAACTACCTGGCGGTATTGATTGAAAGTTACATGTACCATTTATTATTTTATCAATTTCACTCATATCAACCTCGTCTAGTTGTTCGTCATAGATTCAGTGGCTGGCGGTGACGATTCCGCTTTTCGGGAGCTACCCTAGCCACTGTTTTATTCTATCCGATGTCTTTCCATCAGTCCGCCACCACAAAGAATCTTTTTTGCCATAAGGCAGGGGGTTCATCTTTCAGTGGCTGCCAGTGTTATTTCCCCACTTACTGGCTTGGGTTGTTTCGCTGTACTGCCGTAACTGGTTGCCAAGAATAAACTCTGGTTTCATTATCAAGCCCACCCGTAGATAGGCTTTGTAATGGCTACTTCTTCAGAACTGATTCGATGAATTCACGTCGGGGATGACGATAGTTCAGAATATCTTCTGGCATCCTCATAAAGCGGTTGTTGCCGTCTTTGGCAGTAACAAAACAGCTGTGAACTCCGCAGACATCCGTTTTGATTGTGTCGCTATACTCAAAAAGCAACTGAGCCATCTTCTCTTGCCATTCTGGCGGCATAGCCTCCATGAATACTCGCGGCATCACGCAGAACGGCGCATGCGTAAGACCAAACCACAGTTGCAGGTCTTTACGATATTCTTCATCCATCGTCTTTACCTTTGTTGCAATAAAAAGCCCCGCGAATGCGAGGCTAAATCCTGGTATTTGTAATGACTGGCTCTTATCTCAACGCAGCCCCTTACCGCGCGCAAGATGCTCAATATCAAGCATCAGCAATGAGATGTTTAATCTGGATTTACTCCAGAAGTGATCACCACCCTGTCTACAGAGCCAGATGTGAAGGATGATGAGTAAAATTATCGCTATCATCGAAGGCATTGCGTCCTGATGTACTCCTGCAGGTAGTTAACCTGCGCGGTTATCTTGCCGATTCCACTTCGGAGACGGTAATAATTGAGTTCAGCATCTGCTGTAAGTCCTGGGCTTTCTCCATCGCCCATGCCGCTGGCTCCGGGCGTTGACTTTGCACAGGTGGCGGCGACTTGCAGGCGCTTACGACCAGCAGAAACATCACCACGGAGACTTTCGATAGTCGCGTTAGCATCAGCAAGCTCCTTTGTATATCTGGCATCGAGTTCAGCTACATCACGTTGACGCTTCTGCATGTCAGCGATTGTGGATGTGGCCTTATCGCGCTGCTCTTTATAGGCGATGGCGTTATCACGGTAATGATTGACCGTCCACGACAGGCAGACGATGATGCAGATAACCAGAGCGGAGATAATCGCGGTTACTCTGCTCATACCTCAATCTCTCTGACCGTTCCGCCTGCTTCTTTGAATTTTGCAATCAGGTTGTCAGCCTTATGCTCGAACTGACCATAACCAGCCCCCGGCAGTGAAGCCCAGATATTGCTGCAACGGTCGATTGCCTGACGAATATCACCGCGGTCAATCATCGGTAAAGCGCCACGCTCTTTAATCTGTTGCAATGCCACAGCGTCCTGGCTTTTCGGAGAGAAGTCTTTCAGGCCAAGCTGCTTACGATAGGCATCCCACCAACGGGAAAGAAGCTGGTAACGTCCGGCTGCTGTTGATTTGAGTTTTGGGTTTAGCGTGACAAGTTTGCGAGGGTGATCGGAGTAATCATTGAATAGCTCTCCGCCTACAATGACGTCATAACCATGATTTCTGGTTTTCTGACGTCCATTATCAGTTCCCTCTGACCACGCCAGCATATCGAGGAACGCCTTACGTTGATTATTGATTTCCACCATCTTCTACTCCGGCTTTTTTAGCAGCGAAGCGTTTGATAAGCGAACCAATCGAGTCAGTACCGATGTAGCCGATGAACACGCTCGTTATATAAGCGAGATTGCTACTTAGTCCGGCGAAGTCGAGAAGGTCACGAATGAACCAGGCGATAATGGCGCACATCGTTGCGTCGATTACTGTTTTTGTAAACGCACCGCCATTATATCTGCCGCGAAGGTACGCCATTGCAAACGCAAGGATTGCCCCGATACCTTGTTCCTTTGCCGCGAGAATGGCGGCTAACAGGTCATGTTTTTCTGGCATCTTCATGTCTTACCCCCAATAAGGGGATTTGCTCTATTTAATTAGGAATAAGGTCGATTACTGATAGAACAAATCCAGGCTACTGTGTTTAGTAATCAGATTTGTTCGTGACCGATATGCACGGGCAAAACGGCAGGAGGTTGTTAGCGCAACCTCATGCCACCCGCTTTCACGAAGGTCATGTGTAGAAGGCCGCAGCATAACCATCACTGATGAATTCAGGACAGCCAGTGGCTACGGCTCAGTTTGGGTTGTGGCGGCCGGAATCGAACCGGCTTCCATCGGTGCGCTGCCGATTGCAGTACGCGCGGCGGTCAGCTACATGACTAGTATTTTCACTATCGCCTATCTGCTAGCTCGCCATTGAGCTTCACCACAACGATAAGAGCACTGCGCGGCACCTTTCACCAATTCCGCGAGGTCTGCGGGTTCAATGCTCTTACCTGTTGTGCAAATAAAAAAGCCACCGTTGCAACTTAAGAGTCACTAACGGCAGCTTACCTGCTAATTATGGCTAAATGGCTAATTGCATGTCAAGGCTTTTAACAGCAACATGCTTAACTTTCTCAACACGTTTACGCATTTTGAAAGCATTTTGCATTGGTTGGTACAAAACAAATAACGACGCTTTCAGGATGTCGTCAATTTCGTTTCTACAGGTTGCCAGTGAAGGTTTTCTCCATCCCTCGCCACCACGTCCACACATCTTGCGTGGCTTTGCAGTCGCGTGATAGTAGGATGCAATTGCTCGCTTAGATGAACCATGAGCGTAGTAGCTGAGGAGGATTCCAAAGGCTTTCTTGTCAATGTACATGACGGAATCGACGACCTGAGAAATCAACATTCCATCATCATCATTACACATTGGCCTTGTCATAACTCTTCCCGGCTCTACGCTCTCCATGAACTTAGCTATTACGCTGCTCATGCGCTTTTCCAGACGACCTGAATAAACCCATGCGCCCCACAGTTCAAGCCAGCCATTCAGCCACTCATGCTGTTCTTTGGTGAGGTTTAGTTCTCTTATGCCCACGCGCCTTCTCCCTGTACCTGAATCAATGTGAGATTTCCGCAGAATACTGCCCCAGTATCGATATACATCTGGTTGGCAAATTTGAGTGGTTTCACTGCTGGCGTATGACCAAAGATAAACGTGTCCGCACCTTTAATTTCTTTAACGATCCCGTCTTGTGAGTTGCTGATTCGTTCGCGGTTCCAGATTACCTGCTGATGATCAACTGGCTTTCCAAATTCGTATTCGTCACAAGGATAATCGGCGTGGCAGATGACATATTTTTTACCTTTGCTCACCAGTTCGATGATTAACGGAAGTTCTTCTGCTTTATGGGCAAGAGCTTTAGCCAGAATTTCTTTGTCGTAATCGAGATTAAAGAACCAGCCACCGCCATTAAGCAGCCAGTGATTAACGTTTCCACGCTCTGATAAGCCATCAATCATCATTTGCTCATGGTTTCCACGTACAGCTCTGAACCAGGGGAATGTGATTAATTCCAGGCATTCAACGTTCTCTGCACCACGATCAACCAAATCGCCCACCGAGATAAGCAGGTCTTTTTTGGTGTCGAATCCAATCGTATCCAGTTTGTTCATCAGGTTCGTGTAGCATCCGTGCAGATCGCCAACTACCCAAATATTTCGGTATTTGCTGCCATCAATTCTTTCGTAGATATTCATGCAACCTCACTTCTGCTGTTTCGCAGTTTTTTAAGTTTCTGTTGATACTCCGCCTTGATGGCCCTGCACTCTTCGACAGTCCAGCGATAGCGGTTATGGTTTGATTCGATTTCCTCTACTGCTTCCTGCCCGATGCGGCTAATCAGTTCGACGCGATACGGAACGAGATTTCCGCTTTTGTGCTGGTTGCACACCACGCATTGCTTGTGAATATTGCGTTCATCAAATCGGAGTTGAGGTGCCGCAGCAGTTGTCCGGTAATGTCC